GAAGCTTGGTTTGGGACCAGAAGATAATAAGTTGAGATTGAAACCTGGAATTGATTTGAAGAGTTTCCCTAAGGTCAACAATTATGGTATGGTTCTGCGAAAGATATCAAAGACTTAGCCGACTCAAATAAAATCAATGATTTAGCAACCAGCTATGTGGCCTCCGCATAGCTGGTATGCATTTTGACCACTTGAAAAACCGACTTGCCAACCCCATCTATAGTATATGACAATGACAACGGAGATGCTTATGATTGACCAGTCCCACATTGACTCTTTCCTCGCATATGAGTCTGAACCGAACGTGTTCCACATTGATGCCGATGCGTTTCATATCAATGTCGCTCCGTTCCCTGATGAAATTCCGACTCTACTTGGAAATGAAAAGCCTTTCGTTTTTGTTGATATCACTATGCCCGATCCTGATGACCATCAGCTTGCAGCACAGTATCAACAGATTGACAGCCCGCTGATTCTATATGTCTATTGACACCACCCACGATTCAGTTTAAGATATGTCCATAATCAAGAGGACACTATGGAAGTAACACACAATCATAACGCCAAGTCCCAGCTAGCCAAGCTGCTGGCTACGGAAAACATTACGGTACAGCATAGCGCCGCCGCTAAGACGGCCATGTTTGACGTTAAGAACCGTGTCCTTATTCTTCCCGTGTGGCGCGAAATGTCTAATGACCTGTATGACATGCTGGTCGTTCACGAGGTTGGTCATGCTCTTGACACACCCGCTGACGGCTGGATGGATGCACTCAAAGACATTGCTACCCGTGTGACTGGCTCGGCTTCTAACAAGGCTCTGGCTGCGGTCAAGGGCTTCCTTAACGTTATTGAAGACGCCCGCATTGACAAGCGCCAGAAGCGCCGCTTCCCTGGTGCTCGTCGGAACTATGTTAAGGGCTATGCTGAACTAATTGAAAAGGACTTCTTTGGTACCAAGACCAAGGACGTTAACTCTATGTCTTTCATTGATCGCCTGAATATCTACTTTAAGGGTGGTGCAATGTCGGGCATCAAGTTCTCGGCCGAAGAAAAGATCATGGTTGATCGGGTTGACGCGGCTGAGACTTTTGATGAGGTCATGGCTCTCACGGAAGAAATCTTCGGTTGGTCTAAGTCTAAGCAGGAACAGGACGAGCCTGAGACTGACATGGACGATATGCGGGCTAAGGGCGGCATGTCCGACGAGGACGATTATGATTTCTCGGACGAATCTGATGATGAAGATTTCGGCGATGATGATGAAAACTATTCATCTGGTCGCGGGGATGACTCTGATGATGAGGACGAGGATGACGATGAGTCTGATTCGGACGATACCGAAGCTGGTGATGGCGATGACAAGCGCGACTCTGATGACCCACTGAACGTTGGTGCAAAGTCTGATGATGACATTCCCGAGTCTGAAACTGAAAAGGCTTGGCAGAAAAATCAGGAAGACTTGGTAATCAAGTCCGACGAGGAATATGTCTACGTCAAGATACCTCGCCCTGTCAAGTATGAACAGGTTGTCAATGATTACAAGATTGTTCTTGCTGATCAGCGCAAGTGTATTGCTGGTTTCTGGAATCAAGATTGGCTCAAGACTGTTCGCCAGGAACTCCAGAAGTTCAAGTCGGAAGAAAATGCGTCAATCTCCTTCATGGTCAAGGAGTTTGAAATGCGGAAGTCAGCCGATGAACACTCGCGTACCAGCGTGGCTAAGACTGGCGTGATTGATACTAATAAGCTTCATTCTTATCGGTACAATGATGACCTGTTCCGTCGTATTACCACGGTTGCGTCTGGTAAGAATCATGGCTTCGTCATGTTCGTTGACTGGTCTGGCTCTATGGATCTTCATCTAAAGAAGACTGTCAAGCAGTTGCTTTCGCTGACCATGTTCTGTAAGCGAGTGCAGATCCCGTTTGAAGTCTATTCGTTCCGTAGCACCACTGGTTTTGATGTTGATAGTGGCCGTGTCAGTGTTCGGTCATTCACTAGGAACCAGAACGAACTGGACTTTGACAACTTCGTGGCCCGTAATCTGCTTTCATCGCGGATGAATGTTGCAGAATTCAATGATGCAATGTTCCATCTGTATGTGATGGCATGCAACGGAAATCTTCACTGTGATAGCATGACTTCAACGCCTCTGAATGAATGCATCGGTGTGGCTGACTTGATCATCAATCGGTTCAAAGCTAAGTCTCGGGTTCAGATTGTTAACACAGTCTTCCTGACTGACGGCGAGTCCGATCCGATTTCTCACATTCATGGGCTTCCTTCGTCTTGGAAAACGCGCAAGTATATTCTTCAGGATGAAATTACCAAGAAGTCCTATGATATTCGGTCTGAGAACACACATTCATATTATCATCGGGATCCTTATTCTGATAAGGCTATGACTGGTTTGCTTCTCCGTGTTCTCAAGGATCGTACTGGCTGTAATCTAATCGGCTTCTACATCACTTCTTATGGCTTCAGTCAGGCTTATGGCCGTGTCAACGGGCAGTCTGGCGAAGCTTACAAGAAGGCATCAACTGATTGGAAAAACAGCGGGTTCTTTGGTGCAACAACCTCTGGGTATGATGAATACTACATCATCAACCATAAGTCGTTTGATGTTTCTTCTGGAAAACTTGCTATTAGTTCCGATATGTCTAAGAAAAAGATTGCATCGGAATTCATCAAGTTTTCGGAAAAGAAGGCTGTGTCCCGCGTACTACTCTCTCGGTTTGTCAAGCGAATTGCCGCTTGACAACCACCTCTTCCTGGACTATAATATATACATAATCCAAAACACACACAAGGAAAGTTTCTAATGGCTAAGTCCGTTGATAAGAGTGCATTCTTCGCCGCTGTCAAGGCTGAGTATGGTGATATCAAGACCATCTCTCGCCAGCAGTTGGTTCATCTCTATGAGAACTGCGATGTTTCGTATCCGACGTGGCTCGTCAAGGACGACTCGCGCCGTGTTGGTCGCGGTGTCTACTCTCTTGATGACTCTAGCGTTACCGTCCAGCCTGTGGCTAAAACTGCTAAGGGTGTGAAGCGAACTAAGAATGTTATCGCCGCTTCCGAGATTGCTTCGGAAGTTCCCGTTGCACCAAACATGGCTATTGCTGTGGCCAATCAAGAGGATCTGAATATGGCTGCTCTTCATACGTCCGAAGCTATTACTCTGGTACCGTCTAAGGCTAAGGGCTACGTGCCGTTTGGTCACTTCTCTGACGTTCGGATGATCATCAAGTCTGGTAAGTTCTATCCGACTTATGTGACTGGTCTCTCTGGCAACGGTAAGACCATGATGATTGAACAGATTTGCGCCCAGGAAGGTCGTGAACTGGTTCGGGCTAACATCACCAAGGAAACGGATGAGGATGATCTGATCGGTGGCTTCCGTCTCATTGACGGTAAGACTGTTTGGCAGAACGGTCCTGTTATCGTGGCCATGGAACGTGGTGCTATCCTGCTTCTGGACGAAGTTGATCTTGGTGATGCCAAGCTTATGTGTCTCCAGCCTGTCCTCGAAGGCAAGCCGATCTATCTTAAGAAGATCAACCGCGTGATTACGCCTGCTGCTGGATTCAACATTCTGGCTACGGCTAACACCAAGGGTAAGGGTTCTGACGATGGTCGCTTCATCGGCACCAACGTTATGAACGAAGCGTTCCTTGAGCGTTTCTCCATCACGTTTGAGCAGGAATATCCTTCTGTTAAGATTGAAGCAAAGATCCTGAACAATGTTCTTCAGGCCTCTGGCATTGAAGACAAGGACTTTGCTGACAAGCTTGTCAATTGGGCTGACATGATCCGTAAGGCATTCTACGATGGTGCGGTTTCCGATATCATCTCCACTCGCCGTCTGGTTCACATTTGCGAAGCCTTTGCGATCTTCGGTCGCGACCGTGAGAAGGCAGTCAAGCTTTGTCTGAACCGTTTTGATGTTGATACTAAGAACGGCTTTATGGATCTCTACATGAAGCTGGACGAGACTGTCAATCCGAAGCCTGCTGAGGCTGCGGCCGAAGCTAAGATTGATGACCCTGAAATTGCTTTCTAATTGACATAGGGACTTAGTCCCACTATAATAATAGGATGGTGGTAAGAGTCGCACACCGTCCCATTATCTACGTAAACAGTGACTCATTTATTATGGAGTTTTTGAATGTCTCAGATTCGTAAGGTTGCTAAGGTTCTTCGTCAGAATAACAAGGGCGCAGGTATCACTGTTGCTCAGATTGCTCGTCTGACTGGAGTGCCAAAGACTAGCGTAAGCAAGCGTGTCTATGATCTCCGCACCATGGAAGGTCATAAGATTTACAGCAATTACCGCAAGGTAAACGGCAAGCGCAAGATGTATTACCGTTTTGCAGCTTAATTTTTATTGACATGTTCAAAAAAGGATGCTATATAGTTCTGTAGCATCCTTTTTTATTATGGAGTTCAAAAATGGAATTATCAATTAAAGTTGAAGATTTGAGAAAGTGTAAGCTGTTTGTTGCTACGCCAATGTATGGCGGTAACAATCATGGTCTTTATATGAAGGCATCTCTTGATCTTCAAGCCATGTGTATGCAATATGGTATTGAATGTCGCTTCTCTTTTCTTTTCAACGAATCTTTAATCACTCGCGCACGAAACTATCTTGTAGATGAATTTTTACGATCAGGTTTTACCCATCTTCTATTCATCGACTCTGATATTCATTACGATCCTCAAGATATTCTTGCGCTCATTGCTCTTGACAAAGACGTAATCGGCGCACCATATCCAAAGAAGTCCATCAATTGGGGTAATATTGCTAGAGCAGCTGGCAACAATCCTGCAATCAATCCGATGGAACTTGAAGGACTTGTTGGCGATTATGTTTTCAATCCAGTTCCTGGAACAAAACAGTTCAATGTTTCAGATCCTCTAGAAGTAATGGAAATTGGCACAGGATTCATGTTGGTCAAGCGACATGTGTTCGATAAGTTTAAGGAAGCATATCCTAAACTTAACTATAAGCCAGATCATGTCGGTCAGGCAAACTTTGATGGTTCTCGGTATATTCACGCATACTTTGACACCGTAATTGATTTGAACTATACTTTTGATGACATGCATCGTCTCATGGAAGATGCTGCAAAGGGAGTAGATGTCTCTAAGAGAGCTAATGAACTTCTTGAGATTGAGAAGAATGCATCTCATCGATATCTTTCCGAAGATTATATGTTCTGTCAATACTGGCGCAAGATCGGCGGATCAGTTTGGCTATGTCCTTGGATGAAGACTCAGCACATCGGTACTTATGCCTTTAGTGGTGATATGAATAGAATTGCGGCTTTAACAGGAAATCTATAATATGATCATTGGTGTTGTTGGATTTATCGGCACGGGCAAGGGAACTGTCGCTGACATTCTTGTCCAGAAACATAACTTCACAAAACTGTCTTTTGCTGATACAGTGAAGGATGCTACAGCGGCCATCTTCGGATGGCCGCGACACCTTCTTGAGGGTGAGACTGCTGAAAGCCGTGCGTGGCGTGAAGAGAAGGATGAGTGGTGGTCTGAAAAGACTGGCAAGCATATCACTCCACGAAACATGCTACAGCTGATGGGCACTGAAGTTGGTCGTGATATGATTGATCCAAATATTTGGGTCTACTCACTTGAGCGAAGACTTGAACTTTATCCTAATGTTGTTATCGCCGACGTTCGCTTTCCTAACGAAATCAAGTTCATTCAGTCTAAGGGTGGTTTTGTTGTTCGCGTCAAACGTGGCCCTGACCCTGAGTGGTATGATACTGCACAGTCAGATAATGTAAATAGATTTGATCCACCAGTGTCGCAAATGTCCATTTACTATCCTTCCGTTCACTACTCTGAATGGGCGTGGATTGGTTCAATCATGGACTATCATCTGGTAAACGAAGGCGCACTTAGTATGTTGGAAGCAGATGTAACTCACATGCTAAAGGTCTTTACAGGACCGAAAAACCCTGCTACAATAGCTGCCTAAACTAAAACAACTTGGAGATTATATTATGAAGCTTAGTGACAACACCCTGAGTGTTCTGAAGAACTTTTCCTCAATCAATTCTGGAATTGTTCTTCAGAAGGGTAACATTCAAAAGACCATCTCGCCTGAGAAGTCCATTCTCGTAGAGGTGGAACTTGAAGACTCATTGCCAGAACAGTTCGGCATCTATGATCTGAACCAGTTTCTTGGCAATATCAGCACATTGAATAGCCCAGAGCTTACGTTCTCGGACAGTGCCGTGATCATGAATGATGGTGAGATCAAGTTCAATTACTATTCTTGTTCAATCAATCTGATTGTGTCGCCGCCTGATAAGGAACTTAAACTGAAGCAGACTGATGTTAGCTTCAGTCTCACAAATATCGTTCTAACAAAGCTCCTTCGTCTTGCCGCCATGAACAATCTGACGCATCTTTCTGTTGTTGGTAAAGATGGTGAGATTCGTTTGCAGACACATGAAAAGGCTAACGACACTTCCAATCATGCGTCATTCAAGTTGAACGATTATTCTGGTGAAGACTTTTCTGCATCGTTCAAGGTTGACAACATCAAGCTGATTCCTGGTGACTATGATGTTGAAATTCAGCTTGGTGCATTCGCCAAGTTCACAGCAATCAGCGGCGTTTTCAAAGACAAGATCAAGTATTTCATCGCACTGGAGAGCAAGTAATATGAGCATGATCGGGCATAATCAGAACTTCGTTAGCATCAATTCTCTTTCCGATTCTCAGAAGAAGGAACTCAAGGAAGCTATTGTTCAGTTGAATGATAGCCTCACGCGCGTGGCTTCAGAACGGGATTATCAGAAGGACTCTATCAATGCAATCTCTGACAAGACTGGTGTTGATAAGAAGATCATCCGTCGTATGGCTAAGGTTTACTTCCGGGCTAACTACGCTCAAGAGCAGGAAGACAATCGTCAGTTTGAAGACTTCTATGATGGTGTCATGAAGTGACAAAGAAGGACAAGCAAGGTGTTATTCAACGTATGGAAGAACTCATGAGGCCTATTGACAGGCAGATCATGATGTGCGATAATGTTGAAGATGTACTAATGTTAGCTTCCAACATGCTGGTTACCGCCAAGATGATCTATGTTCAGAATCTTGGCGGTGCTGGCACCAAAGAACTCCTTCAAAGAATGGTAGATGAAATTGATGACCGAATCCTTCCTATGGGTAGAAAAGTACCGCCCCTCAACGATCACTGACTGTATTCTTCCTGATCGGCTGAAGAAACCGTTTCAAGAGTATGTAAAAAACAAAGAGATTCCTAATCTCATGCTGACTGGTACAGCAGGTGTCGGTAAGACAACTGTTGCAAAGGCCATGTGTGATGAGATTGGTATCAATCATTTGTACATCAATGCTTCTGAAAATCGTGGTATTGATGTGCTGAGAACCACCATTCGCAACTATGCTTCAACCGTATCTCTGACTGGTGGTAAGAAGGTTATTATCCTAGACGAAGCAGACTATATGACTCCAGACGCACAGGCTGCTATGCGTGGTGCAATTGAAGAGTTTGCTGCGAATTGTACT